TGTATATATGGAAATCAGCATCCGTGTATATACGGAAATTAGGTGTCAAAACTTTATCCTTGGTTACAGGATTCGTTACCCAAGGCTAACCCGATAACGTCACCTAATATCCGTACGGTCCCCTGTCTAACCTGTTCAAAGGTGCGTCACCCTTCTCCACATCAAGGGCATCAAAATATGTGCCCTCAATGTTCTTCTCCAACTGCTCCATGAAACTCGAAGCGAAAGCCAACTGGTCAGCAACCTTTTTATCGGGGCTCACCTCAGGGTGATCGTAGTAGAAGTCCCACACCGTATCGAAAGCTTCACGCTTGACCCGGAGCTCCTGAGCGAGCAGGTGATAGCAGTGAGCCATGCCTGCGATGAACTGCTTATCATGATCCGTCACAGTTTCATCTCCGCCTGCAACAGCTTCGACATCGTGGCCTGAGCCATCAAAGCCGACTCAATGACCCGCAACTTCGTGCGAACCCTGTTCACCTGAGCCTTCGCAATATCCCTGTCAAACCGGATTTCTGCGCACGAAAGCTTAGCCGCTGCCTGACGCTCTGCAACCGAGCCTGTACCTCCAAGGTACGCAGTAGCTTCCGCCTTATCGAGCGCATTCTCCAGTCCAGCCAAATTACTTTCAGCCTCATATAACGCCTCCACCCCTTTCTTGTTCTCCGCCGTCAATTCTGCCAACTCTTGCACGATCTCCGACACCATCACAAAGCATCACCAACCTTTCACAATAAACTGCCTGCCAAAACAGCACATCCCCGTGGGTGCGCTGCGCTTCAACGTAAGCCTCATGAACTTCCTTCAGGCTTGCCATCAGTACCGAGCTGTTCCGCACGGGTTTTCACTTTCGTTAGGACTGTCTGCGATGCACCAGCTTGTGATGCTTCAGCCCATAGTAACCGCAAAGCGTCCACGTCCGACAATTTCTCCGCCTCGACAACCCAATCACGTTTCACCCGCTGAGTGTCATGTCGCTGCACTTTCATCATCTCCTCAGCTGAGGGGCGCTTAGCACCTGTGAAGTCCCCACCAAGGTCAGCCAAGGCACGACCGATAGCGGAGGTGGCACAGTTCTCCACCATCGACACCTTGTTCACCGGGGACGTGTCCAAGCGTTCCTCAGCGAAGTCAACCGTCACAGGGCGCTCATCGTCACGATCCAAATAAACCTCTGCACGAATCACAACCTGCTCAGGACTGAAATGCACAACCTCTGTGTGCAGACGGCCCCCTTCGTAGCGCTCCCAGAACTTTTCAATACGTTCCGCCACAGTCGAATACTGTGCCAAATCAAACCTGGCCATAATTGTCCTCCAAATAGTTTTCGAGCAGCCCGTTCACGAACTCGCTTACCGATGTTCTCGACTCGTTAGCAGCGGAAAGAAGCGACCCATAATCGTCAGCCTCCAGCTCCACCGTCACCGTCACCTTAGTCATCCCATACCTCTTCCCATAAATCGTCAGCCACCTTGACCAACGAAGCAATCATTTCCTCGTCACGCTCAATCTCATGAATACGAGGCTCGAACCATTCCGGCACAAACAGGCCAGCACGTTCCCCACGTAACATCCACGCAAACACACACATCTTCGCACCCGTAACATGTAACTGCCATTGGACCTGCCTGCGGTACTGGATGGGGAGCTTCAACGGATCCCAATCCTTCCCCGTAGTTTTGATTTCACTTATCACCTCATGATTGAGGGATAACCCGTCAGGTGTGGCCAGGTAATGGTCCGACACGGCTGATGAAATGAGCCACTCGTTAGGCATAACCCCTGTGTGTTCCTTCACGAACATGCTAATAGGTGCCTCCCAGACACGACCGAACGCCATGTACGGGTTATCCTGCTCCACGAACTCTGTCCGGTAGTCCTGCACAGCCTGCTCGAAACCTCCAGGCCCAGAGGCCGCACGTGCTACCTGTGTGGCCGTGACACCTAACCTGCGTGCCTCCAACCATGCATCCTTAGAAATAGCTTTTGATGCCATAAATCTGACGTGTTCAATCATTTCCTTACACCTCCATACCTTCTCCGCCATGACGCTGTAGCAACATCCTGGGCGTGCTGAACAAGCTCTTCGGGGACACCGTCACATTCGACGTCAAGCTCTTTCCATGCCCGCTGCCACAAAGCACCATTGTCCGAATATGCTTCCTCCCAAGCAAAAAGGAAAGCTTTAGCAATCCTCATCACCCTTGCATCCGTAACGTTCTCCACCGTCAACCACCCCCGTTAGTATTACCGTATGAGTAACCACCGACAGACACAGTCCTACGCCGAGCTGTCTGAGGCCATCGAGCGGAATGGTGGTGTGGAGTGTGAGCAAATCCCTGACATATTCTTCCCGGAGGACTACCCAGACAAACACACACGGGACTACGCAATCCAGACAGCGAAGGCCGTCTGCGGTCGATGCCCTGTAAAGCTCCAATGTTTCGCCTACGCTTTAGAGGCGCGGGAACCCTATGGGATTTGGGCTGGGACTCTCCCATCGGAGCGTTAGCCATCCTCATCAATGTCCTCGAACTGTGTGGCAATCGCCCAAGCGTTCAAATGTAACCGCAGCGCGTGAGCCTGAGTCCGAGTCAAAGACAAAGTGCCAGGCTCCTCCATACCCCACACATCATCCCGCAACCGCACATTCACATCACGCCCATCAGACTTCAAATCCATCATGCTTGCACCCCTTCCAGCTCAACCCTCACAGGTGACCGCAACCACTTCCTCACAGTCCTCACCGGCATATCAAACATGTTCGCAATCTCAGGCACCTTCACCCCGAGGTTATCCAAACGGATCGCCCGCAACTGGCAGCGGGCCAACACCTGTGAAGCATAAGTGACAGCAACATCAAGCTCATCACCCAAAGACCGCACCTCATGCTGTGTCAGCGCAGAAAGTTTCTGTTCCTCAACCTCAGCAGACAGTTCTCCCATCAGCTCAGGTGTTATCTCATCCAATGTGATTTCCATTAGTCATTCCCTTTCAGCAGTTTCATGGAAGCCCAGGCAACCAAACCCAAGCCAATAAGCGAGGCACCATTGATAGGTGCCAGCGGGTCAATCATGCCTGGCGCGAACAGGAACGCTGCACCCACCACCATGAGCGCCCAGCCGGTCACAGGTTCACCACCACAAGTGCAACACTTGCCACAAGTGCAACACCGATAAGTGACCACCCTGCAACACACATGCGGGAACGCTTAGGTTCACGCAATTCCCTGCGCCTCACCACGGGCTCCTGCAAAGCAACATGCTCACTAGCAGGCTTAGGTGAGAACCGTTCGTTGTCCCACACTGTCAAAGCCTTCTGGAAGAAATCCTCATCCGTGAGAATCGCCCTCATCAGCTCAGGTGACAACTGGTGAATGTGTGCCGCGTACCATTCCACCGTGTCCCTCAAAGCAGGATCCTGAATAGCCTCCTGCATGACCGCATCAATCTGTTTGTAAACACCCATGATTTTCCCTTTCGTTAGGCGATACCCAGACTGTACCCCACTACACACAGAATGTGCAACAACCCACCCCATCGGCGTGTATAGTAGTGCCCATGATGAACCCAGGAAACTACGATCTAGAATCCATGAGCCTGCAACAACTCGCAGACCTCCGAGAGTGGCAACTGGAACGCCTAGAAAAGGTCACCACAGCCCTCAGGAGCCGTGTACAGACCGAATATGAGGACACTGCGAACATCAAGGCGCTCGCTAAAAAAGCGGGCGTTACAAGGCGTACAGTGTATGCCTGGCTTGGTCAGTAACTACTGGCAGGAATCGCAGTTCAGTAAGTCCATCGGGTCTACTGGCACAGAATAACCATCAATGGTTTCGCGTTCCATTACTCGCCAGCCTTGTCATAGACAAGCACCGAGGTAAGCAGCGACATGACACCGGCAAGCGCAGCAATCCCCGCAACCTGCGCCCAGTCCACATCAATAACATTCAAAACCTGTGAACCCGTGATCACAGCGATAGCGGTTTGCGCCACAGTCTTGATGGCACGCTCCACCGAATACTCTAAATAACTTTTCAACTTATCCATCAGGGTTCTCCTTCTTCTTGTCCTCCCACACAGCCCCGAAAATGTAGCTGGTGAGAACCAATGTTACCAAAGCAACCCCACCAGTGATGAGGTCTGAAGTTGCACTGTCATTGTTCAGCAGGACAGCAGCGCTACCCGCGATGAGCATGACCGCGCCCAAGCTAAAGGCCGCGAAAATGTAGCGCCTACGAATCTTCCATGAAGGTTTCATCCAAGCGCTCCTACAATCCAGGGCATTACTGCCGCAACCAAACCGAACCCGCCCACAGCCCAACCCATACGCATCTCCAGTTTACGGATCCGCGATTCATGGTCATCAATCTTGCTCTCCGAGTCAGGCAGGCTGTTAGCAATCTTCTCTAGCAACCGGCCCTGCCGTTGAACCTCAAGGTAAATGTCTTTCATCGAAACCTTTACCGCCACAGTGTCAGTGTTCTCGGTCACCATCCACCCCTGTTCAAGAACTTCTGCAAACCGATCACAGTAGCTTTGCCGGCCACCCCATTGATGCTGCCCCTGTAAAACTCATCAAACTGCAACATGCGTTGAACAGCAGCCCAAGTTTTCTTGCCGATAACACCATCCTCAGTGAGCTTAGGTCTAGGTGTGGCCTTGACAGGCTCAGCGCGGGTGTGACCGAGGATACTTTCAGGATCAAAATCAGTGCCCCAACGCTGTGAGCGCCTAGTTTCAAAATGTAAATGGATCCCTGTGCTGGCCCCAGTCGTGCCCGTATGAGCAATGACCTCGCCACGTTTGACCTTTGTGCCCTTCAGCAGGCGTGAGGGTTCGCGTAGATGGTAGTAGACCGTCCACACGCGCGGGCTCTGGTGCTCCAGGATAAGGGTGTACCCGCCACCAGTGCGCTTGTTCAAGCTTGCGCCCTTATGAACCACCTTGCCATCAGCAGGCGCACAGATAGGGCCGTTATATCCCACATCCACGCCACGATGCTTCTTGCGCCTACCCGTAATCGGGTGCTTGCGATACCCCCAGGGGGATCTAATCGTTTCGCCTGAAGGCCAGGGGTTAGACAGTTTCATTACTTTAGCCTTCCGTGAAAGTTGAAGACAAAAACATGACGCCCCCAAAACACATCAACCGTAAAGTGCCCGAACCTCTGAAGCAAAACACCCCACTGTCTTGTACCGCCCACCTGAGGATGGTAGTGGATGTAGTGGACTCTCCCGAACCCGAGGTTTAGGTGCCGGTCTTTTCTGCC